ATTTTGTTGTTGTATTAGGTGACTCTCCATCAACTGCTTTGATTTCTATGAAATCTACTCAATTAAAAGTGAGTAAGAACTGGAACTCATTGATGATGGGAATCAAAATGCAAGGCAAAAACGGTTTGTTTACGCCGCCAACTTATAGCCACATTTATACGCTAAAAACTGTTCAAATGTCTAACGACAAAGGAACATGGTTTGGCTGGGATGTGTCTAAAAAAGGTCCTGTGTCAGATAAATCAGTTTACGATATAGCAAAAAATTTCGCAGTTAGATTAAGTAAAGGCGAAGTTCAAGTTAAACACGGAACTGAAGAATCTACGCAGAAAACACCGTATTAACTAATTCCTTTCGGTTAGGAAAAAGGGGCGGTAGCGGGAGACTTAAACCGCCCCGACAGAAATATGGTACAGAAATTTAAAGATATATTTTCAGGATTACAAAGGGCTCATGGTTGCACCTATGTTGAAAAGAAAAATGCAGATGGAACCAAAGTCAAAGGGCAATCTTTTGTCAAACGTGAACCTGTCACGGATCAATTATGGGACAACCATTTAAAAGGAATTGAACCTAGTCTAGGGATTATTCCTATTAATGAAGATAACAAATGTAAATGGGGGTGTATTGATATTGATAGCTATGCAGGATTTGATCACGTAAAACTTATAAACAAAATTAAATTATTAAATCTTCCTCTTATAACAGCAAGATCTAAAAGTGGAGGGGCTCATGTATTTCTTTTTACAACAGTCCCCGTCGATGCTGAATTAATAAGAAATAAATTAGTTTCTATCAGAGCAGTATTAGGTTTTGGTAGTTCAGAAGTTTTTCCAAAACAGATTGAATTAAAGTCGAAAGATGATACAGGAAATTTTCTTAATTTACCATACTTTAATTCACAAAACACAACAAGATACGCCTTTCTAGAAAATGGCCAAGCTGCTAGTATGGAAGGTTTTTTTGGATTATATGAAAGAAATAAAATTACTCCAGAAAAATTAGATAGTCTTAAAGTTAAAAGACCAGAGTCAGAATTTAGTGATGGTCCTCCTTGTTTAGAGTCTTTAACACAAAATAAATTAGAAGACGGTAGAGACAGAGTTATTTATCAATATATACAGTATGCAAAAAGAAAATGGCCTGAAGAATGGATCAAAAAAATAAATCCTTTTAATTACAAATATTTTATTGAGCCTTTAGACGATAAAGTTATTCAAGATAAAATTAAATTTCATAGCAAAAAAGAATTAGGTTTTAAATGCAATGAAGAACCTATGTGTAACCATTGTGATAAACTTTTATGTAAAACACGTAAATTTGGGATTGGTGGAGAATCAGTGTTTCCAATTTTAAGTGACTTACAAAAAGTAGAATTAGATGAGCCTTATTATTGGGTTAATGTAGATGGAGAAAGAGTTAAATTAGAAAATATTGATCATTTATTGGAACAGAGACTTTTTAGAAGAACAGTTACTAGACAAATGAATAGGAAACCACCAAGAATTAGTGTAAAAGAATTTGAAAAATATACAGATATGTTATTAGCAGGAGTTGAAATCATAAAAGCACCTAAAGGATCATCGCTTATTGACCAACTAAAAGATCATTTAGAAGAATATTGTACTAATCGAACAGCCGCTAATACTACTAAAGAAGACATTATGAGAGGAAATGTATATACAGCAAATGGTAAACATCATTTTATATTTACAAAATTTTTTCATGGATATTTACAAAGAAAAAAATGGCCTGAAAAATCACAAGAAACTCAACAGATGTTGAAAGAACATTGCAAATGTGACGATGATAGAATTTTTATAGGAAAAAAGAGACCTAGTGTCATGATTGTAGATGCATTTGAAAAACCTGAAGACACTTACAAACCAAAACAGCTTAAACCTAAGGATCCATTTTAATGAAAACCAGAATACATGTTAATATGCATAAGATTCGCTTTAATAAAAAGCATGGAACAAATAATCCTGTTATCACCGTAAAGACCAGTCATTCAAACCGTTACGCCCATAATGTAGAGATTTTAGGACCAAGCACTGTTATCTACCGACCAGAAAAACCTTTATCTTGTGGAGCAAGAGTATGGGTTGAAACTAACGCAAAGGTAAAAATAATATAATGAAAAGAGAAAAATTTTCAATTTGGGGAAGAGAACCAGACACTAAAAAAGGATGTAAGGCTTTTATGAAAGAAAAAAAAGAAAGTTGGGGCCTTGATTACATTTTAAACGCTGAAGAAATGCAACATATGAAAAATTTAATGCGTAATTATTACTATACTCCCTTAGCTTCAGCTCAACCTTTTGTTCAAGGAAGATGGAAAAAGGCGGAGGATCAAATTAAGCTTATTACCCTTCAATGTGGACCAATTTTTTATGAACCACGATATGAATTTTACAATACCGATAATCTTTGCCCATTTCCTAAAAGAGATGAGATTACTGGAAAAGATATAATAGAAAAGGAACGTATAATGTGGGATTTCTCTGTCGCTAGGTGTATTTGTTTTGGAGGAAACGGTCTTGTTCATGAAAGTCTTCCGCCAAAAGCAGCCGTGATAGATGCTTTACGTAATGCCACAGCTCCAGATCGCTTGCAATGGAAACGGGATCAAGGATATCATGCTTCTACTCATCGAAGAATGGATGCCCATCATGTGGACGGTAAAGAGTTTAAAACAATTTATCTAAAATTTTTAAATGCTATTAAAATGAGTGAACCTGAATTTGTTTCAAAAATATATCCTGAACATGGTAATTTTAAAGACGCCAAGATAGAATACAAAGGAATGATAGGTTGGGAATTTAAAAAAGAAGAAGAAGCTTTTTTAAAAGCTTGGGTAAATTTTCATACCAGAAATAGAGAATATGAATTGATTGATCCTATTCACCATCAAAACATTACATCGGAAGAAACTAAATTTAATACTGAAATAAGAAATTTATTAAAATGAAAACAATAGTACTAGGCCCACCAGGAACAGGAAAAACTCATACACTACTTGACGAGGTGGATAATTGTTTAAAACAAACAGCTCCAGATAAAATTGGATATTTTGCCTTTACTAAAAAAGCGGCTAATGAAGCAAAGGAAAGAGCTATTAAAAAATTTGATCTAGAAGAAGATGATTTACCTTACTTTAGAACTTTACATTCTTTAGCTTTTCAAAGACTTGGAATTAAAAAGCAAGAAGTTATGCAAAAAAGACACTATGAAGATTTGGGTAAAAAAATAAATATTCCTCTAGATTATAATGATTATGATGAAGAAGAAACTGGATTATTCACAACCAAAAGTGATTATTTAAGAATAATAAATCTGGCTAAACTTAGAAATATTTCTTTAGATAAACAATTTAATTTACATGAACACAATCAAGATGTTGAATATGATAAACTCGTGATTATTGCTAACGAATTAGAAAGATATAAGAAGGAATATAGTCTGCTTGATTTCAACGATATGATTTCAAAATTTATTAAGTCTAGTGCCTGTCCTAAATTTGACACAGTTTTTATAGATGAAGCTCAGGATTTGTCTTTGATGCAATGGGATATGGCCCGTACTTTAATGCATCGTTCAGAGGATGCATTTATAGCTGGTGATGATGATCAAGCTATTTTTAGATGGGCAGGTGCTGATGTAGATTCTTTCATAACACAAACAGGAAAATTACTGAATCTGACTAAATCAGTCAGGATTCCACGCAAAGTACATGATTATGCAATTAAAATAATAGGGAGAATATCAAATCGTTTACAAAAAAATTGGGAGCCAAAAAATAAAGAAGGTCAATTAAGCATGTATGATTACTTTGAAGATATTAACATGTCTTCTGGAAAATGGTTAGTTTTAACAAGAACTCGCCATATGTTAGAAGAATTAGAAGATACCTTGAGAGAAAAAGGTTTCTATTATGAAAATAGATTTACTAAATCATATGAAAAAGACATTCAAGAAGCTGCTGTAGATTGGGAAAAATTAAAAAAAGGAGACATCTTACCCTATCAAAAAATAATAAACATTTCTCAATACATGGGTCCTAATCATTGGGAAAAAGAAAAAATACATGCCCTAGTAAAAGATGCTCATTATGGAATTGATTCTTTAACAAAAGATTATGGACTTAGAACTAATGAGGTTTGGTATAAAGCATTTAATAATGCAGGCTGGAGAAGAGTTGAATATATTAAATCCATGAGAAGAAATGGAGAGAAATTAAATCAAGAACCTAGAATTAAATTATCTACTATACACAGTGTTAAAGGTGGAGAAGAAGATAATGTAGTTTTACTAACTGATTTAAGTAACAACACTAAAAAATCCTACGATAAAAATGAAGATGATGAAAACCGTCTATTTTATGTAGGGGCAACAAGAACAAGAGAACATTTACATATTATAAGACCAAAAAATTATGAGAAATGTTTTCCAATGGAGGAGGTAAAATGAAAGATG